GCGTGGGCGCCTGGATATAGCCCTGCCGACGTGAACCTTGCCCCGTTTCCACAGGCGTTTTTGGACGCGCTACTCCATGTGACACAGAAAGACGCAGATGAACACAGACGTACACAGGAACCCCCCCCTCTGAATCTATCTGTGTCTATCTGTGTCCCATTCTCTGACAGGATTGAGCTTGCAACCAAATCGACCCTTCCGTCCGCATTCGGGCAGCGGTTCCATTCTGTTTTCAAATTTGCTCGATACATCAAGGCCATTTTTCCCGATGCGACTATGAGTGAGTTGCGCGCAATCGTCAAACAATGGCACGCGGCAGCGCTCGAGAAAATCAGAACCAAGGAATTTGAGCAGACGTGGATCGACTTCGTCGAGGGCTGGAAACGCATCAAGTATCCGGTCGGTAAGGGTCCTCTAAGCGAAGCCATGGCCCGCGCCGATGCCATCAAATTGCCACCAGCGATTGCCGAGTTGTATGCGGATGAACCGGAGATGTTGCGCGCCGCGAAGCTATGTGCCGAATTGCAGCGGCGGGCCGGCGCGGAGCCGTTCTACTTGGCCGTCCGGTCACTGGCAGACCTCCTAGGAATAGAGCGCATGGCGGCGCACCGGCGACTAAAAGTGCTGAACATCGACCGCGTGATTGTCGAGATCGAGAAGGGCAAATTGCGCCGGGCATCAACCTATCGGTGGGCTGGGGGTAACGAATGACCACCACACTTGAACTTGAAAAATCGACGAAAACCACCGCCGAATCTAGCAAGCTGAATTCACCCCCGATTTGCTCAAATTCTCAATTTGTGCGCGAGGACTGGACGTTATTTCGCAGTCTTTCGACCATCGGCCAAAAGGCGGGAGTGCCGGTCAGTCGCCTTGCCCGGCTTGTGCTCAAGGAATTAGTCGATAACGCACTGGACGCCGCGGGGAGGTGCGAAATCACCGCTGACGAGGATGGACTATTCCACATTCAGGATGAAGGCCCAGGTTTGCCACCGGAGGACGTGGCCGACCTGTTTTCCATCCGCCGACCCTTGTCATCCTCGAAGCTGATCCGACTCCCCACCCGCGGAGCAATGGGGAACGGACTCCGCGTTGTGGCCGGCGTGGTGCTGGCATCGGGCGGGACTTTGACGGTCTGGACGCGAGGCAAGCGGATTGAGCTTCACCCGCAGGACGACGGAACCACCACCACCGACACCTCCGACGCCCCGGACTTCACCACAGGGACACGCATCGACATCCGGCTTGGCCAAGCGGTCGATGCGGTCGATGACCCGATGGAGTGGGCGCGGCTGGCGATCCAATTAGCCGAAGGCGGCGAGAGCTACACCGGCAGGACTTCCCCCCATTGGTATGGCCCCGCAGCATTCTGGGAGCTTTGCCAAGCCGCCGGCAACCGAACCGTAAGGGAGCTAATCGAATCGTTCGATGGATGCACCGGCGCCAAGGCCGGCACGATTGCAGCACCATTCAGAGGCCGCGCCGCCGGCAGTCTATCGCGGGATGAGGCGAGGCAATTGCTGATCGACGCCCAGCAAGAGGCCCGCCCCGTTCCACCCCACCGGCTGGGGCGCATCGGACCCGACATCGACCCGAGCGCCGGATATTCCCGGACGGAGGGAACATTCACCCATGAAGGCGCGGGAATCCCTTTTGTGGTGGAGGCGTGGGCAAGGCCGGGCGAGGACGCCTTGCAGGTCTGTATCAACCGCACCCCGATTACCGGGGAGATCGACGCCTATCACACTTCCGATGAGGACCGCGCCCGCCTGTCTGTATTTGGTTGCGGGCTGTCCCATGCCCTGAAGGTAGGCCGCGATGAAATATCGCTCAGGGTGAACATCGTGACGCCCTACATGCCCATTACGACCGACGGCAAAGAGCCGGACCTGTCCCAGATGGTCACGGAGATTGCCGACGCCTGCGCCAAGGCCGCGAGGCGGGCGAAGCGGATGCACCCAAAGGCAGAACCCCAGAGCCAAAAGGACATCATCAGGGAGAACCTTGAAGAAGGCTGCGCCAAGGCCAGCGGTGACGGCGCCTATCGGTTCGCCATCCGCCAATTGTTCTATGCCCTACGTCCCCACATCATCCAGGCCGCCGGCAAAGAGCCATCGAATGACTACTTTGCCCAGGTGATCGGCGACATCGAGAACGCCCAAGGCGAGATCGAGGGAATGTACCGCGACCCGCGGGGGATTCTCTACCACCCACACACCGCGGAGGAGATACCACTCGGAACTATCGCCGTGGAGAAATACCGCCGGCCACAATGGACATTCAACAAAATTCTCTACTGTGAAAAAGAGGGATTCATTTCCATCTTGAAGGAGGCTGGCTGGCCAGAGCGCCATGACTGCGCCCTCGTGACCAGCAAGGGATACGCCTCCCGCGCCGTTAAGGACGTGCTGGACTTGCTCGGAGAGGACGGGGAACCGCTGGAATTCTTCTGCGTCCACGATGCCGACGCCGCCGGGACCATGATTTATCAGGCATTACAGGGAGAGACGAAGGCCCGGCCCGGGCGCAAGGTGCAGATCATCAATCTGGGGCTTGAGCCGGGCGAAGCGGAGGAAATGGGACTCGAATCGGAGACCGTGGAATCAAAGGGCCGGCGACCCGTCGCGGATTATGTTGGCAAGGAATGGGCGCAATGGCTGCAGGGTAACCGTGTCGAGCTCAACGCCATGACCACCCCGCAGTTTATCGCGTGGCTTGACGCGAAGATGAGGAAGCACGCGGGAAAGGTAATCCCACCGGCGCCCGTGCTGTCCGAGGCACTTACCGAGGCCGTCAGGGAGACCGTCAGGGAGAAGATCATCGCCCAGGTGATGAAGGACGCCAAGATCGAGCAGCACACTCAGGAGGCGATAGCTAAATTGATGCCCAAATTGCGGAAGGTTCAGCGCACCTTGCCCGCCCGCGTGAAGGCCGATTTATCGAGGAAGCCGCATCGGCGATGGACTTCCCCGATAGCCGATGCCGCCGCCGAAATCGTGGCTACTCGCCTGGCGGTCGGGCGAGCGTCGCCGGGGCGGTTGGAGAAGAGCCAATGAATGGCGTTGTGTCCCTAGATGTATCGCTGGAAACCCGTCGTGCGGGCAACCCATCGGGGCCGCCGAAAAGTGCCGTCCTGTCGTTCAAGAACGTAATCTCATTAGTAGGAGTGCAAGCTATGTCAAACAATGGAGATAACAACGGAGATGGAAGAGCAAAGCCTCCAGAAATGCTGGCGGTGCGAGTGGAAAATTCACAGCAGAAAAAGGCGGAGTTTCTTGTGGCTTTTGGTCAGGTCGGAAATATGACCAGGGCGGCAGAATCGGTTGGCATCACTCGGCGTTCGGCTCAGAAGTGGGCGAATGACGATCCTGTGTTCGCTGAGGAGCTACAGCAGGCCAAGTTGGAGGCTGCCGACAGGCTCATTGAGGAGGCGCGTCGCCGCGCCAAGGATGGTCTTCTGAGGATGAAGTTTCATGGCGGCGAGCCAATTATAGACCCACGCACGAAGGAGCCGTACTTTGAGATGGAGTACAGCGATGTCCTATTGATTGTGCTACTCAAGGGACTGTTGCCAGAGCAGTTCCGGGAGAATTACACGTTCGATCACAACATGAATTTGCATGTCAGCGGGGAGGTCAATGTCGCAAGCAATGGAGATTTTCTCAGACGGGAGTTCGCCCGCGAACTTGCCGCCGGCGGGAACGCCGGAGCGTCAAACTGATTCGTCGGGACACTATCGGTTCGCCCTGTACGATTTCATGCGGCGCCGGTTGGCGGCGACATCTGGCGACGAACAAAAGCGGCTTGTTGATCAGTTTGGCAAGACGCTCAACACGGAGATCGGTAGATATCGCCCGGTGCCGGCGGCGAGGAGATTTCATCAAAGCCAGAAACGAATTCGCTTTCTTATTGGCGGAAACAGAAGCTCAAAATCGACGGCATTAGCACAAGAAATCGTATGGTTTGCATTGCGGCTTCATCCGTGGCGATTCAACGATGTACATGTTCCGAATGAAGGCTGGTTCGCCACTACGACCTGGGACAAGGTGGGCGACACTCTGTGGCCAAACATTCGTCGCCTGCTGCGTGGATGGGATTATCGGGTTGCCTGGCATAACAAAGGCCGGGAAATACCAGAACGGGTGACGGTGAGGGTTGGCCGGAATACCCGCGATAAATCGTCGCTGATTGTCTTCAAGGCCTACGAGCAGGGCCGAGAGAGTTTTCAGGCGACGGCCATGCGGTACATCGCCTTCGACGAGCAGTTTCCGAGGGACATTTTCGTTGAGGCGATGACGCGAATTGGCGCGGATACGCCGCTGGACTTCATGGCCTCGTTAACGCCAATTGAGAGCCAGCCGTGGCTGGAATCGCGCCTGACGCGAGAGTGCCGGCCGAGTGATGCGGTCTTTGAATGCCCACTGGATGACAACCGCATCAGCCGCGGCGGATTCATCGAGGACGAGAAGATCG